GACCGCATCCATAACGGTAACGTTGCTAGCTGCCGGTCTGCCCATTTCTAAAGTAATGTCATCGGCTTGGTCAAACAAATAGGTTGCCGACGAATAACCCAAATCCGGTGTTTCCGCTCCCGACCCGAACCCGGAGGTGCCGTTAAAAAACGAATACAAATGTGATGCCGGGGTTTGATAGTAGACGCTTGAACCCTCCGCAACAGTAAACACGTCTGACCGGGTTGCGGTCATCCAATCAACCGCCTTAATCGTCACCGTTGACTCAACGCCGTTATCAACAATGTCGAAATCTGAAATCAGCCCTTCAAAAATGGTTGTGCTAGTGGCATACACCGTGATTTCAAGATACGACTCGAACCACAACACATCTTTAAACGTGCCCGTGCCGCCACCCTCAGACGGCGTGAACTCGCCCGTGCTGTTCGTTAACGTCATTGTTGTACGGAACCGGGCGGGACGGTTAAACGTAAAATCTGCGGTGCTAGAGAAACCCTGCGTGTAGTTCGTTACGTCGTAATCTTCGTTGTAACGTCTAACACGAATCGTATAGCCGGGGAAATCTGCCATCGCTTAATTCCTGTAACCGCTTGTGGTCGGCATCGGGACAGCGGAACTAAACGCCCCCGCATCTGCCGCGCTATAAATCGTGTTAGCGATTTCTTCCGGGCTGGTGCCCGCAGGCGGGTTAACGTTAATTGTCATGCCGTCCCGCGCAGCTTGCCCCGCCTGATATGTGGACTCTTTATATGCGATAGTTCCGGCTTCCATCACACCCAAACCCAAACTACCCGCATCAATAGCGGTCTGGATATTCGGGGCGATCGTCCCGATCAACCCCAAAATCTCCAAGATTTTTGCCTCAAGCGCATCAACATCACCCATGTTCACTAGCGGCAACAATTCTTTACCAAACGCAGAATCCAACAAACTATGCGCTTCGATCAGATCCTCTAACGCAAACAACCGATCCCGTTCCGCTTGTTCATACTCTGCCGACCCTTCAGCCGCCGCGCGCATCGCGTCGTTAGCATCGTTAATATCCTCGAGAAAGTCTGCTACCGCTTGATCGTCATGCAACCGGCCAAACAAACGCTCCATCTCCGTATCGGTTTTAAACGTTTCTTTGCGTAATTCCGACATGCCCCCGGCGGCTTCGTACAGATCATCTTTGAACTCGTCTAGTTCCGCTTGCGCGATAATGTCATTGAAACGCCGCTGTTCCGCTTCCAACGGACTTAACGCCGACAACAACCCTTCAGCCTGCGCCCGACCATTCATAAACGTGTCATTCAACCGGCCTTGTTCACGTTTCGTTTGCTCTACCTCTTCCCGGTAGCCCTTCATCGTGTCACGAACCAAACGTGCCGCTTCTTCCTCGTCAGACATAAACCCGACAAGATCACGGATCGCATAGCCAAGATCTAAACCTTGCGGGGTAGCCATCTCGGTTGCTTCACGCACCCTGTCGATAGCGTCAGCATCACCGTTAGCGGCAGCAATCATGTCATCCAAATCAACGTTTAACAGTTCGATAGCATCACCAAGATCGCCGGTAGACAGTTCGGTGCGTAACAAACTTTCGGCGTGTTCATCCAACACACCGCCCGACTGCTCTAACGCGTCAGCCATAGACATGGCACCGCCCGCAACGCGCTCTTCATGTTTTTGAATTGCTTCAAACTGCACCAACAACACGCCTAGCGTCCCGGTCAATCCAAACGCCATTTTGTTAGCAAACTCTGCGCTACCGCCCAAACCTTGTATCGCACCGCTAAACGCCTTCGCTCCACCAACGGCACCAAGACTTAACACACCGAATTGTTGCACGCCTTCAGGTAACGCCGTGAACGCCTCTAACACGGGTTTGGCAACACCCATCAACGACTCCAACGCCGGAACCATTGCCTCACCGATAGTTGCCTTAGCGTTCTCGATGTCTGCTTTAAGGATGCGTTGCGAGTTCGCTAAACCGTCTGATGTGTTAGCGAAGTCGCCTGCCATCTGTTCGGTCTGTTCCATGACCGCCCGATAGCGACCCATCACCTTTTCAGATTCAGTTAACGCGCCTTCACCGTCCCACAAACCATCCGTTAACAACTGCTGTTTGATAGCGGCATCTGAAACATCAATACCGTAGGGGCGTAACACTTCTGCGGAACCCGACAACGCCGATTGAAACTTGCTAGCTGCGTCGGGAACGTCAAGGTTCATCACCGACGCAAAGTCGGCTACACGCCCGCTAATTTCTTCGGTAACATCTACAATGTCTTGCTCATCGGAAGTTAACTGTTTCGCGAACCCGGAGAACTGTACGGCGAATTGGTTAAAGTCGGTGGCCGACAAACCGACAGCGGTAGACGCGTTCTCGCCAAGTTTAAGAATCCGGTCGGCTGCGTCACCAAACGCCACTTCAACAGCGTTAGCGGACTCCGCTAAATCTGATGCTTCGTTGATTGCGGCACGCCCAAAATCAACAACTTGTTTTGTGACAAACGCATTAGCGGCAGTTTTGGCAACGTTGCCTAACTGCACATCAAACTTGCCTGCCGCCTTCTCTGCTTCCGCAAAACCCGCTTTAGCCTTCGTAGCGTCCGCAAGAAGGCTGATCGATATAGACGCTTTTTTCCCGGCCATCAAACGTTCCTATTCCAAATTTCGTACACCTGATCTAGGTAGGTGTCCATCACTTCGTTAACGCGATTGTCTGCTGCATCATATAGGAACGGGTTAGGGCGTATGTTTCTTGTTGCCCACCCAAAATGAATAACCCCGGCATACGGCACCGACTTTTTACCGGCGTACACTTTCGCACCCGAAACAACTTTACGGTTTTTGATTGATTGTTTAAGTTTGCCCGACCGTGTAGGCACCAACCGTTGCGCCTCTTGAACAACAATCTTTGACGCAGCTAAACCCGCCTGCGCAAAATCTTCTTTAGCCTCTGCGTCAAGTTTGATTAACGCCCGCCGTAATTTGTTTATGCCTTCAACCTCAAACCCGACACCCTGCCCACGTTGCTGAGTGCCAAAAACCTGTTTATTGATCTCGAGGTTGGACATCTCTACTCTTGACTTTCTAACAACATCGCCCGCATCTCTTGCAATACTAGCGTAGGCGTAGCCATCAGATCGGTAGGCGAAATCCCGGTACGCAACGACATCGCCGCAACATCACGCGCCCAAAACGTGCTGACACGGCCTCTGCCGTCTACCCCTCGTCTTTTGGGACTAGACGCACCTCATCAACGGTGTTAACCCATTCTTTGAACGGCTTTAATGTCGCTCCGGTCACCTTGATAGCGGAGAACCCCAAATACGCAAGACCTTTCCAAGTCTGCTTCGTTTGCCATTCGCGAAACGTCATGTCGGTATGGAAATCTTCCCACGCCACCAACGCAGGCAACGTGATTTCATACTCTGTGGGTTCACCACCGGAAACGGTGACTTCAATAACGAACGGTAACATTCGTGATCCTTTCTAAATTGTGTACGGGTTAGAACTATGAGGTGGCGGGGGCGAGGGTGCCGCCTGACCAGTTCACGGTCACCATAGCTGCATCACCAAACGTACCGGCGTTGATCGAGCCGTAACTGGTGATAACACATCCGGTGACATCGTAGTCAGGGTTCGTTGCTGACACCGCATCTGACGTTGCCCGAATCTCTATGTTCGTCGTCGAGCCGATGAGCGGCCAGATCGTGCTATCGACCTCTCCGGCTGCGAAGTCTTGGTAGAACGTGATTGACCCGGAAGCCTTCTTGCGACCCGCAAGCGACTGATCCCAAGAATCACCCATAGCGGTAACGTCAACCTCGGTTACGTCTGCCTGAATAGTTGCTGACTGTACGTGATCCGAAAGATCAACGCTGTTGATCGTGACGGAAACATCATCGTAAACAAACTTAGCCATTTTCGATTACTTCCTCTGTTTGGGCTTTCTTAGTAGCGGTTGATTGCTTTTTAAGGTGACCGGCAGCCACCAACGCCTCAATGTTAACACCTTGAAGGTCGTCGGCGTTGACAACATCACCATTTTCGTAGCCCTTCATCCGGGCACTCGTAACTTTATATTTCACGGTTCCACCATCACTTCAATTTCAAATTCAACACCTAAATATATGTCGTCGCCGTAGCCGACGTTGCCAACATTACCCGCAGACGTTGCACGGGCGAACGATACCACACCACCCAACGTGCGATCATTAGCCAACAATTGATCGACACTTTCTGTGCCGTAAATCAACGGATCTAGTCGGGCAATGTTTAGATCCATGTCGAAACGTTGCACTAGAAACGTGACGTTAAAAAACATTTGCACTAGCCCGCGTTGCATAGCGTCGCCATACTCCACGGCAGGTTCACCGGGTATCACAATTGCGGACGGTGTAAACGGCACATCAGGCGGGTTGTCGTAAACGATTTCAACGTGTGTTGAGGTGTTTAGCTGCGTCGCTAACGCTGTTTTGATTGTGCCGTAATCAGACATCAGGCAACACCTAAAAGTTTCACGCCTTGCAAAAGTGCTGCTACGTCGGGGTCGTTGCGTGAAATGCGAACCGCCCCGAACTCGGGCACCGCACCGGCTTGGAAACCTAGCGGTGACGCTTTACGTTGATACAAACGGCACGACATCAGCAACGCCGCCTGTTTAATGTTGTCCGGCGGTGTTTCGCTGTACGCAAACTTCGCCGTAACTTCGATTGTGGGGCGGCCATAGATTGACAACGGCCAACCGTTATTGACGTTTGTCAAAATGCGGTACGGCTCATCGTTGCCGTCTAACACGTAGTCGGTGGTGATCGTTAGCGTTGTTTCATATGTGCCGTCTTGGTCGTTATCTACTTTGACAACCAAGCCGGTTGCGGTCGCGATGTCGTCAACATCCAAAATGCTGGCCGTGCGGGGAACATAGGTGCGTACCGATGTCGCGGCAACCTCAAAAGTGCGCCCCGTGTAGTTATCGATCAGCGCATCGGCGGCACCAATAGCGGCGTTAATCGCCGTATCTTCTGATGTCACCGCGTCAGGAATCCCTAACGACGATTTAACTAAGGCGAGGGTGGTGTAGGCCATTACTTCTTTTTAGCGGCTTTAGCGGGCTTTTTAGCGGCCTTTGCGGGCTTTTCGGGTTCGGGACTAGCTGCCGGTGCAGGCGAACCGCCCAACTTGGCGATTAGCACCGGGTCTGCCCCTTGATC